GCCTAAAAATGTAACCGTAAAGCAGGGCTAATAAAAAATTGAATGTCTTATCAGTTGACAAAAAAAGAGATAACGAAAGAGATCTTAAAGTGCGGTAAAGACCCTGTTTATTTTATAAATAACTATGCAAAAATTTCACACCCTCTTCGCGGGCTGATACCTTTTAAGCTTTATGGTTATCAAGAAGAATTAATAAGAGATTACAACGACTACCGCTTTAATGTAATCTTGAAAGCTCGACAGCTTGGTATTTCCACTGTCTCAGCAGCGTACATTGCGTGGATGATGATGTTTCACAGAGATAAAAACATCCTTGTTATGGCAACAAAATACAATACGGCTGCAAACTTAGTAAAAAAAGTAAAGTCGATTGTTAAGAATCTACCAGAGTGGGTTCGGATTACAGAGGTCTCAATTGACAATAGAAATAGTTTTGAACTCTCCAATGGATCCCAGATTAAGGCGTCGACAACATCTTCCGACGCAGGCCGTTCAGAAGCCCTGTCGCTCCTTGTAATTGACGAGGCCGCCCACGTAGAAGGATTGGACGAACTCTGGACAGGCTTGTATCCCACGCTGTCGACAGGTGGTCGCTGCATCGCGCTTTCTACGCCCAATGGTGTGGGAAACTGGTTTCATAAAATATATGCAGAGGCGGACCAACAAAAGAATGATTTTTATCCAACAAAGTTAATGTGGGACGCACACCCGGACAGAGACGATGAGTGGTTTGAGAAAGAAACTAGAAATATGTCCCGCCGCCAAATCGCACAGGAGCTTGAGTGTAACTTCAATACATCTGGCGAAACAGTTATTCATCCGGACGATATAAATCGTTTGAACTCCCATGTGATGGATCCAAAACACAGAACGGGCTTTGATAGAAATTTTTGGATTTGGGAGAACTATATTCCAGAATGTACATACCTTTTGTCCGCGGACGTTGCCCGTGGTGACGGAAAAGATTATTCGGTGTTTCATATTTTTAAATTAGACACAATGGAAGTGGTCGGGGAATACCAAGGAAAGGTTACACCCGATGTATTCTCCAACATCGTTGAAGACGCAGGAAGAGAATATGGTAATTGTATGGTGGTGGTCGAGAACAACACTGTAGGTTTCTCGGTTTTAGAAAAATTAAAAGAATCTGAATATCCAAATGTTTATCATTCAATCAAGTCCTCTCACGAATATATCGATCAAGTACAAGCAGAGCACAAAAACTCCGCGGTTCCAGGGTTTACAACCTCCATGAAGACACGTCCGATGATAATAGCTAAAATGGAAGAGTTTGTTAGAAATGACATGGTAAGATCATATTCGTCCAGAATTATTAACGAGCTTAAAACTTTTGTTTGGGTTGGGGGCCGCCCGCAAGCAATGCGCGGCTATAACGATGATTTAATCATGGCTTTTGCAATAGGGTGCTGGGTAAGAGATACAGTATTTTTAGAAAACGAAAAAGCTTTAAATTATCAAAAAGCTATGTTAAACTCTATGTTTAAGTCTAATACCAAACTAAATACTGCTATACCAGGAATGCAAGGATATCAAAAAGATTCCCAAAGTCTCCAAAAGGCAAAGAAAGAAGCAGAAAAAATGAAAGAATTTTTGTGGGTATTGAAAGGTTAAATAAATGGCAAATAGAATAAAGAAAAATCCTAGAAATCAAGAGTCATCTCTTTATAAGAGTTTGACACGTTTACTATCCGGCCCTGTTGTGAACTACCGCCGGCAAACTCCTCGCCGAGAGCGAAGGCGCAACCTGGATAAATATAAGTTTAAGTCCGCAACGGGTCAACAATTTAAAAAATCCTCTTATGACCCGTTTGAGAATTTAACCTCCAACATTCTTGCTAATCAAAATCGAGTTGAGAGATACGCAGATTTCGAGCAGATGGAATATGAGCCAATCATCGCATCAGCAATAGACATCTATGCTGACGAGATGTCAACTTCGTCTGAGATTAACCCTCTTTTGCACATTAAGTGCCCTAATGAAGAAATAAAATCAATATTGCATCATCTTTATTACAAGATTATGAATCTGGAATTTAATCTTTTTGGCTGGTGCCGATCAATGTGCAAGTTTGGAGATTATTTTCTTTATCTGGATATAGATGAAAACACAGGCATCCAGAATGTTATGGGCCTCCCGGGCTCCGAAATTGAAAGAATAGAGGGGGAAGACAAGTCAAACCCAAACTATGTTCAATATCAGTGGAATTCCGGAGGTATAACTTTTGAAAACTGGCAAGTGGCACACTTCAGAATTCTTGGGAATGATAAGTGGGCGCCATATGGCACTAGCATTTTGGAACCAGCAAGAAGAATCTGGAGACAGCTTATTCTCTTAGAGGACGCTGTTATGGCTTATCGCATTGTACGATCTCCAGATCGCCGAGTCTTTTATATTGACGTTGGCTCGATCAACCCGGACGATGTTGAACAATATATGCAAAAGGTTATGACCCAGATGAAGAGGAATCAGGTTGTAGACTCTACCACTGGCCGTGTAGACCTGAGGTACAATCCTTTAAGTATTGAGGAAGACTACTTTATTCCAGTCCGCGGCGGCACGAACTCTAGAATAGAAAACTTGGCTGGTGGCTCATACACCGGCGATATTGATGATATTAAGTATTTGAAGGATAAGCTGTTTGCAGCCTTAAAGGTTCCTCAAGCTTATCTGTTTAGAGGTGAGGGCGCCGAAGAAGATAAGGCCACCCTTGCTCAAAAAGACATAAGATTCGCGAGAACAGTTCAAAGATTACAACGATCTGTAACAGCGGAGCTTGAAAAGATTGGAATAGTGCATCTTTATACATTAGGATACAGACAAGAAGATTTGATCTCCTTTAAGTTATCTCTTAACAACCCCTCAAAGATTGCAGAGTTGCAAGAACTTGAGCAATGGAAAGCACGCTTCGACGCCGCGCAATCAGCAACTGAAGGATTCTTTTCAAAAAGATGGGTGGCAGAACACTTACTTGGAATGTCTCACGACGAGTTTGTTAGAAACCAAAGAGAAATGTTCTATGATCGCAAATTTGATGCGATGCTTACAGCAGAAGCTGAGGCCGCCACTGAGGCTGTTGCAGGCCTCGAAGCCGGCGCAGGAGATCTCGGCGGCGACGAGCTTGGCGGTGAAGAGCTAGATCTTGGTGGAGAAGAACTCGGGGGAGAGGAGCCCTTAGGCGGCGATGAGCCCGCTGCAGAACCACCCGCCGAGGAAGAAGGCCCACTTCTAGCGACACCAGCGAAGCGAGATGATGAAATTTGGTATAAAATGAAAAGGAAAAACCAAGCTGGCAAAACGCAGACAACAACTTCAAAGTCTAATGGAAAGTGGTATACCCCTGCAGCCTCCCGTGGAGGCGATAAGAGAAAAAACTCAGGCCCAAGGACGAAAAATTATGCAAGAAAGGGTTCTCCTGAGATAAGTAAGAGAACGACTCTCCCTGGCATGGATACCTTCACCACATTGGCCAGCGGACTTTATGAATCAAAAGATACTACTTATAATGAAGAAGAGCGCAAAATATTTGAAGTGAACCACGAGGTTAAGAAGCTTATTAACGCGTTGGAGAAAAAGGAGAAAAAAGTTGAAACTGAAGCACAACAAAAAGCGTAATACAGCAATTTTATATGAAACGTTAATTCGTGAATTGACAAAAGCTGTTGTTAACAAAAAAGAGGATGTAAAGCAAACGATTGTTTCGATGCTCAAAGAACATTTTTCTTCAACCAAGGTTATGGCCAAGGAGCTTAAATTATACAACGCACTTTGTGAAACCTATAGTCTAAGTCCTCAGACCGCTGAAAAGCTTGTTGTTGAGATAAGGAAGGCACACCAGGCCCTAGACAAGAAACAACTTTTTAACGAGCAAAGCGCCCTTCTCAAAAAGATAAATTCAAAATTAGGCAAAACCGCGTTTTCTAGTTTTCTTCCAAGCTACAAAAGTCTAGCCTCGATCTATCAGATCTTTAATGAAGATACACCTACAAAAGAAAGAGTAATCTTGGAAGAAGGCATTATAAGCAATTTAACATCGGAACAACCCAAAGAAGAAGAAATGAAGCCTGTTGATTCCATAACATTTAAAACCTTTAGTGAAAGATTCAATGTAGAATATCAAAGGCAGCTTTTTGAGGAACAAAAACATTTGCTTGGAAAATATGTTTCTTCGTTTGTTGATAACGGCATAGAACTTAAAATATACCTCAATGAAGAAATCTCAAGATTAAAAGAGATCGTATCTAAATCTTTGAATATGGAAGAGATAAAGAACGATGCTGACATGGTGACAAAGACAAAAAAGGTCTTGGAGACTTTATCAAGTTTTCGCAATCAAAAAATTGAAAAAAAGATGGTTGAAAAGGTTTTACAAATTCAACAATTAGCTAGAGAGATTATTGTTTAATGGCAATCAACATTGACATAAACACGCCCGCCGACGCAGCAGCGCCTCAAGAAGAAGAAGTCAAAAAGCCTCAAGATTCGATTAAGCTGAATGCGCGCAAAAGTCTTGATGGCAATATTATGATTTTTGATCACGAGGACATGGACATCGTTGTTATGCCATCTAAGAAGAAGGTGATCACTTTCCCAAAAGATCTAATGGAAGATAAAGTCTACGCCTCCCAGGATAGACTGTTCTACTTTTTAAGGAAGAAGGGCATTGTCGACCCAGAGACGGTACACGCTGGAAGCGTATATGGCTCCATCGAAGGTGCGATTGTTGAACCAATTGATGAAGGCGTTAATAATATACAAGCCGCAGTCAGAAGCATTGGCAAGTTTATCCAAGAAGAGCGCCCATACTTCAACACATACAACAATTACGAAGAAGACTATGAGGAAAGGCTAACAGAACCAGATGATAGGGAATCAACAGAGTTGGGCGAAGTCCCACACGAAGCAGAAAAAGGCTCTCTTCGCCCCGGATATGTTCGTGGGCCATTTGGCATGAGTACTTTTTATCGTTACGAGGAGTAAATGGAGCTTTTATATTTTGTTTTATGCTCTTATGGCATAACCTCTATTATTGTATACAGCCACATTGTAAAGGCACCAAGAGAATTTATTTCTTCAAAGTCCGATTGGTTGTGTGAACTACTTCACTGCCCCATGTGTATAGGTTTTTGGGTTGGTGTATTCTTATGCGGCATAAACAAGTTTACGGAACTATTTAATTTTGATTGTAATTTTGTCAATTTTCTGCTTTTGGGCTCACTCAGTGCCGGTACTTCTTATCTTTTGAACGTAATTGTAGATGATGACGGAATAAAAATTAGGAGAACAAAATGAACACTGACACATATACACAGAAATGGATGTTGCAGCCAGTTAGACGTTGCTGCAAAGGATCGTGACGATGGCCAAATATCTATTAAGAGAATTTTATGAGCTTTGCGAAGGCGGCGTTTGCCAAGACCTTTTAACCGAGGAAGAGAAGAGACTTGTTAAAGAACACCAAGCTGTCTTTCTTACTGGCATTATGCAAAGGGCAGACGCACAGAATGGAAACGGAAGAATTTATCCGAGACCAATACTTGAAAGAGAGATGGAGAACTACAAA